CGTCGATCTCTCGCAAGGATCCAATCCTTGATGAAGTCTCTCGGGTGTTGTGGTCGGCAGTATTCCCTACTGTCGATAACCACGACATTATCTGTGGTCACGGCCCTGGCGTCACTGCGGATCGGCTTCTCGCTAACGCGAGACACCGAATCCGGAGCTGGTACCAGCGGTTCGAGGAGAGCTTCCCCGTTGCAGACCACGCCTTCGTTAACTACGGAGTCGCCTGGTCGGGAGGAAGCCCTGACGGTGTCTCAGGAATCAGATTCCTGAGATTAGACGAAGAATTGCCTGTGAAGGTAGTCTTCGTTCCAAAAACACTGTCTACTCCGCGAGTTATTGCCATTGAGCCTCACTGTATGCAATTCGTCCAACAGGGTTTGTCCCGGTGGATGACTGGTGTCATTGAGGAGCATAGGCTTACGAGACACTCTATTCGCTTCGGTGATCAGAGTGTTAATCGTAAACTCGCCTACGAAGCTAGTATTGATCGCCGTAAAGCGACATTGGACCTTAGTGATGCGTCCGATCGTGTCCACAATGGGCTCGTGAACCGTATCTTTTGCTCCACGCCACTCCTGCTGTACTTGCAGGACGCACGGTCATTACATGCTACATTGCCGGATGGTACAAATCTAATCTTGAATAAGTACGCATCGATGGGTTCAGCCTTGTGCTTTCCTGTTGAAGCTTGCGTGTTCTACACGCTTATTCAGGCCGCGATCCACAATCATTTCGGCATTCGTCCAACGTACGCTAGTATCCAGAGGTTCGCCAAGGATATTAGCGTGTTCGGTGATGACTTGATAATCAACACCGAATTGTCAGGCGTGGTTTCTGACTACTTGGAGTCTTACGCGTTACGCGTAAACCGCCGCAAATCTTTCTCGAATTCACAATTCCGAGAGAGCTGCGGTTCGGACTTCTTCAACGGCACCTCGGTTCTTCCGGTGTATGCCAGACAAGAAGCACCCGACAAGCGAGCAGACTGGACTCCCTCCCACATAATGGCATGGATTGCAACAGCCGATCAGTTCTACTGTATCGGTAAGTGGCATCTGTGTCAGGCCATAAGAGGGATGCTCGAAGACGTACTTAGGCGCAAGTTGCCTAGATCAAGAGTCAAAACTCAGGGCCTAGCATTTGCGTCTCTGCTGTTCGACACTGGATTGTCCTTTAATCGGGACCTCCAGGGTTGGCAGCAGCGTCGTATGCTATACTCTCCAACTTTACAGAAGGATAATATAGATGGTGACGAAGTCGCGTGTACGAACAAGGTTCTTCGGCGAAAAGATCGTCTTCAACGAGAGACACACCCTGTCCATGCTATCGGATGGGGCGCTCTTATGGAAGAGAAAGGCGCCGTACGCGGCGTCCTTTCAGATTCTTTCCTTGTCGAAGCAACCTTGGGAGGACAAGAAGGTAAATTTCAGGAAGTTTTTAGCGTGGTTCCGGACATTCGGAGATCTGGATCTTCCAGACGACCAAACGGCCGAAATGGCGTTCGACTTCATGAGACAAACCTACTTCGAGTCTATAGGAGAAATGACATTTCTTCTCGAATAGACTTCAGTAACACTACAAAGCGCGGCGTCTTTGCTTTGAAACGCCGCTGGGTCATGATTTACTCGTGACGTTCTGAGCTTATAGCTCAGACTGGGAAGGATGGGTA